GGGCTTGGAATTGCGCTGAAGGTGGGTTCATTGAATCCGCAGATGGCATTGCTCAACGTGGTAAAACTCGCGGGAAGATGTACTAATCATGGCAACCACATCCGGCTTAACATCATTCAACCTCGACCTATCTGAATTGGTTGAGGAGGCTTTTGAACGAGCCGGTACGGAATTGCGTACAGGTTATGATTTACGCACAGCCCGCCGCAGTTTAAACATCATGCTGTCTGATTGGGCTAATCGCGGCATCAACATGTGGTCAATAGAGCCCGGACAGATTAACCTTGTCCAAGGCCAGAACACATACGCATTGCCAACCGACACAATTGATCTGCTGGAGCATGTCATCCGCACCGGCGCTAATGTCGCCAGCACACAGGCAGACCTGACAATCACCCGCATTAGTGTTTCCACCTATGCGACCATACCAAACAAAATTCAGCAAGCCAGACCCATTCAGGTTTGGATTCAGAGATACAACGGTCAATCAAGCCCTACAGGGTTAACCCTAGCATCCAATGTTGGACTGACGGACACAACGATTACCCTAAGCTCGACAGTTGGATTACCGGCATCAGGATTTATCCAGATTGATACCGAGACAATTGTTTATGGGTACATCACAGGCAATACCCTGTACAACTGCTTTAGAGCACAAAACAACACAACAGCAGCCACGCATACATCGGGAACATCGGTGTATTGGCAACAGTTACCGGCCATCACCGTCTGGCCAACTCCTGATAACGCACAGCAATACCAGTTCATGTACTGGCGTTTGCGTCGCACTCAGGATGCTGGTGGAGGTGTCAACATCCAAGACATTCCTTTCAGGTTTGTCCCGGCTATGGCTGCTGGATTGTCTTATTACATTGCCATGAAGGTTCCCAGCGGAATGGAGCGACTGCCCATCCTCAAGCAACAATATGATGAGGCATGGCAGATGGCCTCTGATGAGGACAGAGAGAAGGCTGCTGTGCGGTTTGTGCCGCGCCAGCAATTCATCGGGAGCACCTATTAATGGGCAATAGATTTGCTTCTGGCAAGAATTCCATAGCGGAGTGCGACCGTTGTGGGCAAAGGTTCAAGCTAAAAGCATTGCGCCGGGAGGTCATAAAGACAAAGAATTATGAACTCTTGGTATGTTCAGAATGTTATGACCCAGATCACCCGCAGCTGCAATTGGGTATGTACCCAGTTGATGATCCACAAGGAGTCAGGAATCCAAGGCCAGACAGAAGTTATATAACCTCTGGGCCAAATGGATTGCAGACCAGCTTAACGGGTGGTACAACGCAGGCCGGATACGGGACAGTGGAAGGCGGCAGCAGGATATTCCAATGGGGCTGGGCTCCGGTGGGTGGCTCAAGTAGTTTTGATGCATTTTTAACTCCAAATAACTTGGCTTTAAACGTGCAATTGGGTACAGTATCAGTAGTAACGACATAAGGAGTCGATCATGGCAGAAAGCAAAGAAGACATCAAGCAGGACAAGGCACTCATCAAGAAGGCTTTCTCCATGCATGACAAGCAAGAACACCCCGGCAAAAAGACCAACCTTTCCAAATTGAAAAAGGGTGGAGTGACCGGAAAAGCCATGCGTGCTGTTGGCCGCAATATGGCTCGTGCAAACAACCAAAGAGGTCGTTAATATGGCCAAACTTGTACCACCAACCAAAAAGAATAGCCCGGCTATTCATGAAGGTGAAAACAGCGACAACCTGTCTGCTGAACATTATGCACCTCCGCACACCATGTCTGGCAAAAAGCTGACCCAAAAGGATATTGGCTTTGCTGTAAAGATGCCCGCCAGAAACAATTGGACGCCTTTAAACGGTGGTGTTTCCATTGGCCACATGGATTCCGTCAAAGAAGAAGGAATCACCATGCGCGGTCATGGCGCAGCTACCAAAGGCATTAAGTCAAGAGGGCCTATGGCATGACCTACTCTGAGCTTGTTCAGGCAATTCAAACGTACACGGAAAACAATTTTCCGACCGTAACCCTTGCTGATAATTCAACAGTCACCTCTACACAGCAGTTGAACAGAATCATCGAGCAGGCTGAACAACGCATCTATAACGTCATCCAGTTCCCTTCACTGCGCAAAAATGTAACGGGTGTTGTTTCAACCACGACTCCTTACCTGTCCTCGCCCGGAGATTTCTTGTCAGTGTATTCGCTGGCGGCAATTGATTCCACAGGTAACTACAACTACCTGATCAACAAAGATGTGAACTTCATTCGTGAGGCATACCCAAGCCCATCAAGCACTGGCTTGCCGAAGTATTACGCTTTGTTTGGGCCAACCGTCGCTGGCACAACCATAACCAATGAGTTGTCCTTCATCATGGGGCCAACTCCAGACCAGAATTACAACGTCGAGCTTCATTATTACTACTACCCGGACTCAATCACCACATCTTCCAGTGGTACGTCATGGCTTGGTGATAATTTCGATTCCGTCCTTTTGTATGGGTGCTTGGTGGAAGCCTACACCTTTATGAAGGGTGAGCAAGACCTGATTGCTTTGTATGATGGAAAGTACAAGGAAGCACTCCAGCTTGCAAAACGCCTTGGCGATGGATTGGAGCGTCAAGACGCATATCGTTCTGGTCAGTATCGTCAACCGGTGAATTGATATGGCGTTTACAGGCAACTACTCATGCAATTGTTTCAAAACCGGCTTGATGAGCGGGACGTTCAACTTTACAAGCGGGACGTTCAAGATTGCTCTCTACACGAACGCGGCCACCCTCGATGCAACTACATCGGCATACACTGCTATTGGGGAGGTGACCAACGGGGCATACACTGCCGGTGGACAAATACTAACGGTAACGCAGGCGCCAACGGTTGGCAATAGCGGTACAACGGCATACATTAATTTTGGGAATGTCACATGGAACGGATCAATCACGGCCAGAGGAGCTTTGATTTACCAATCTGGTGGTGGCAACCCAGCAGTTTGCGTTTTGGACTTTGGGTCGGACAAGATTTCCGTGAACGCATTCACAGTGCAGTTCCCAGCGAATGGCAACACATCATCAATCATCAGGATCGCATAAGGAGCGAATAATGCAACACGTTGAAAAAATCAACCCCGTAGATAGCCAAACCGCAGTGGTGGTTGGCAATGCATTAATGCAGGAGAACATGTCTGTTGTGGGTCATTACACCGTCGAGTGTATTGGCGCTGACGGTCAGGTTAAATGGTCAGAAGTATTCAAGAACCTTGTAAACAACGGCGGCAAAACCGATCTGTTGAACAAGTATTTCGCAGGCACGACCTATACAGCCACATGGTATTTGGGCTTGGTTGATGGCGGTAGCACACCGACATACAACGCATCTGACACAAGCTCATCTCACTCAGGCTGGTCGGAGAACACCGGCTACAGCAACTCTACCCGCCCAACGGCAGCGTTTGGCTCTGCTTCTGCTTCTGGTGGTGGCGCAGGTAGTGCTGGTACTGGAACCATTTCCACCTCTGCAACCGCATTCAACATCAACGCATCTGGCACAATCGCAGGTGCATTCTTGATCAGCAACAGCACCAAGGGTGGATCGACCGGAACATTGTTTTCTGCTGGCAGCTTCACGGGCGGTAACCGCACTGTGGCCAACGGCGATACATTGAACGTAACCTACACCGCCAACTGCTAAGGAGTAAATCATGGCCGCAAGTTTTAAAGTAGCACAAAATGTGAAGCTGGTTGCAACTGTGCCAACCGGCGAAGTGAAGATGTTATCTGTTGACCAAGATGGCAACATTCAGTATCTGGTCGAATGGACTAATGCGGATGGTATAGTGCATCAAACTTGGTTTAAAGAAGACAGTTTGGTTGCTGTTTAAAGGGGATCGTCAATGAAAATTGACTTCTCTTTTGAAACTCAGTACGGCAGGTTTGCAGATGCTCTGCACCTGCCCGATGATCAAACATTTTCTGACGCTGATATTGAAGCAATGAAACAGCAGCGTTTAAACAACTGGATTGCTATTGTTACGCCACAAGAAGCTCCTCCTGATCAAGGGGCTTAAACATGGC